GCCAAGCGCGCCAAGGCGCCCAAGGCCGCGAAGGCGCCCGGGACCAAGCGCGAACGCACCCCCGCGCAGAAGGCCGCGACCAAGCGCATGCTCGCCGGGAAGGCGCGCTCGGAGGCCCGCAAGGCGGCCGCGCATGCACGGCAATTCCCGGCTGACGCAATGAGCAGCGGTGGCGACGCGGGCTACCGCGCCTCGGATGCGCACCACGTCGCACCCAAGCGCACCCTCGCGGCACGGTTCGTGAGCTACGTGAGCCTGCTCGCATAGGCGCTCACGCAGGACGCACCCGGGCGCCCCACACAGGCGCCCGTGTGCGGTCACGCATATCCGCACACACGGGTATGCGTGTCCGCGCACGACGCACGGACGCAGGCAGGCAGGCGCGAGGGCGCGCTGCCTTGAGGAGAATTGGGCAATGGGCAAGAAAGCTGCGAAGTACGCAGACCGCACGGCCCTCAGGCGGGCATACGCGAGCATGACGCCGGTCGCGCTCGCGGGGGCAATGAACGAGATGCGCGAGCGCATGCGCACCTCGCGTGGGCGCTTCGAGCAGGGGCGCATCCGGGCGCACAAGGCTGCGATTCGGTTTCACCTGAACGTAAACCTGCGTGAGCGACAGCTCGCGTATCGGATTGAGGAGTAGGGCAATGACGGTCGCAAGCGTACCGTTCGGAACGAGCACCACCCCGGTCACGGGCTTGCGCGAGCTGGCACGTGCTCGCGAGTTGGCGGCGCTCCGCGCAGCCATGGAGGCAGGGCAATGATTGAAGAAGGCATCACGTACGACAGCGCACGCAACCGGTACATCGCGCGAATGGCGCGCGAGGAGCGCTTGCGCAGGCTCACGGTCGTGGTCCCGCTCGGGTGCGGGCTCGCGATGATGACCGCCATGTTCGGGCGTTGGGCAGGGTGGTGGTGATGGCGGGCGCCGCGCTCGTGACCGTGATCGCGCTCGCCTGGCTCGCGTACGCGATTTGGCAGAGGTTTGGTTTCTAGCATCGGGCAATGCCCGGAGGAGTACGACATGAATCAGCACGAAATCGCACGGAAGGTGCTCGACCACGCGGAAGCGAATTACGCAGACGGGTGGGACGAGATCGTCGAGTGTTACAGCGTGGGCGACCTCGCCGAAGCGTGGCACGAGGACGGGTACAAGCCGAGCACGGTCAAGGGCGCGGTCGCCTGGACTCGGAGGCTCGTGAAGCTGCGCAATGACCACCGCAGGGACATCCAAGCGGAGGCTTGGTAGCAAGTTCGGCCTCGCGGCCGGCGCATGGGGGTGCGCTGGTGCGCGAGACCGAACCGGCTGATCGGTTCGCAAAGTCGGGCAATGCCCGGAGGAGGACGCAATGCAGCAAGAGGTGATCGTGGGCAACATCGGGACCGTGTACGACGGCGAGAGCGTCAGCGAGGCTCGCCTCACGTACCAGCACTATCGGCGGCAGTCGCTGCAGCAGGAGGGTCGCGCGGCAGGCGAGAGCGTGACGTGGATTTCGAGTGGCGAGGTGCGCGGCGAGACGCTCGAAGGCACGAGCGTGTGGCGCTAGCAAGTTCGGCCTCGCGGCCTGCGCCCAGACGGGCGGGTGCGCGAGACCGAACCGGCTAATCGGTTCGCAAGTGGGGCAATGCCCCGAGGAGTACGCAATGACGAAGACGCAGAAATTCCAGTTTTTCACGGATCCAGGCCACGGGTGGCTGCGCGTGCCGCTTGAGGTGATCGACGCGCTGGGCGTGCGACCCAGCAGCTTCTCGTACCGCAATGGGAGCTACGCGTATCTGGAGGAGGACTGCGACGAGGTGCTGTTCGCAGCCGCCTGGGTGAGCGCGCACGGTTGCTTGCCGAACGTGGTCGAGCGCGAGCCGAATCGCGGGGACTCGCATATCCGCAAGTACAAGCACTTCGCAGGGTTCGGGTACTCGCAGGAGTGGGTCGCGAAGGCACACGAGATCGTGCGCGAGGCAGTGGCCGCGCGAGGGGGTGCGCAATGACCGCGGCCTGCGATGACTGCGACTGGACTGGCCCCGAGTCGGAAATCAAATGTCCGGGGGACGTTCCCAGACTGTCCGAGCGACTCGATCCGGGTGGGACGGTTCCTGCCGGAGAGTGCCCGAAATGCGGCGCACTCGCCTATCTCGAAGAACGCAACGAAGGGGGTGCGCAATGAGCCGCAACGAGAAGACGGGCACGATCCCGCAGCCGTACATGAACGTGCGCTACCCGCTCGCGAAGTACTCGGACAATGAGCTGGGAATGCACGAGGAGTTTTGCATGTACCGCGGGCACAGGGCGCGCGGCGAGAAGGTGTTCGACGAGATGGACCGGCGCGGGTTCTTCGAGCCTGGGTGGGTACCGAAGGAGGAGCGAGAATGACTGGAAGATGGCGGATGACAGACATCGAGCATGCGGCAGCAGCCGCGGACCTGATCTTGACGGGTCTCGTGCGCCTGGAGGGCAGCCGCCCCGAGGCGATCGAGCGGGCGCAGGAGCTGGCGGACGCGTGGCTGGAGGAGGCGCGCGACGACGACAATGAGCCGGACATCGCGATGCACGTTGCGCTCGTGGAGTGGCTGCGAGCGAAGCACGAAGAATCACGCGAGACCTACAGGAGGGCGATTTGATGGGCGTCACGAGACTGGAAAACGAGAGCGACAGACTGCTTCGCGCAATGAGCGCGTCGCAGAGCATCGAGTTCGGGACGGACGCGCCCTACGCGTTCGAGCCGGTGGGGTTCGCGCGGATCGGGTTCGCGGACATCCCCGCGCTCGGGTTCATCGGGCACCTGCGCTCGCGTGACCTGACTGCGCTGGTTCCAATGGCGCGGCAGCACATCATTCGAGCTGCGGTCGCTCGCGACATGCCGGTGCACGCACTCGAGCTACGCGTACACCTGGGCACGGAGTCGCGGGAGCGCATGTTCACGGACCAGAACGAGGGATCCAAGACCACGGGCAAGCGCAAGCGAGGATCGGTGGTGAGGTTTCACCTGGAGATCATCGATCGCGCATGCATCAAGGCGTTCTCGGATGCGTTCGGGAGGGTGTACCTGTGAGCGGGGCAATGGACGATCCACGACGCGGGACGAAGGCCGAGCGCTTGCGACGCGTGATGGTGAGCATCATGCGCCTGGCGCACGCGATCGAGACGACATCGGAGCAGCGCGAAGTACGTGCGATGGCGACCTGCATCGGTGGCGACGCGATTGAGATATCCGTGATTCACGGGCTCGCGCCCATCACATCGGAGGACTTGGAATGACCGAACGCGAGACAATCCTCGCGCACTGCATCCCGCACGAGTGTCGTGTGGGCCAGTGCGGAGGCGGGCACGAGCGCGGGCTGCTGGAGTTTCCAAGCCTCGTGTTCGTGGAGATGTGCGCGGTCACGCTGGCCGCGCGCAAGCCGGAGGCGGGCCCGCTCGCACCCGACTGACAGTACCACTGGCTCTCGTGGGCACGAGAGTGGGCAATGGACGAGTACGTGTTCGAGGATCTCGCGAGCCTGGAGGCAGAGCGCTTCCCGAATCCCGAGCATATACGCACGGATGCGGATGATGGCGACACGCAGGTGCAAACGACACTCCTGAGGAGAGTGTCTAGTAAGACTTGACAATGGGCTAACCCCCTGATTGTAAAGGCTGTTTGACAACTTTGCCAAAGTAGTGTAAAGTGGTGTTGACAGCCAATTGTGAGGCCATGTGGCCTTGAGGAGTACGAAATGGCAAGACCGAATGGGGTTCTCGTATACGAGGGTCCGAGTATGTTGAACGGGGCACCGATCTTCGCGGTGCTCACGGGGCTCGTGAACGACTCGCGCAATGGCAAGACAGGGCCGATGGCTCAGCTCTGGATCGAGCGCGCAGACATGCACCCGCAAGAGGCGATCAGGACCGGCCTCGATAGCGCAATGTGCGGCAACTGCGCGCTGCGTGGGTACCTGGATCCCGCGACGGGGGCCTGGGTCGAGCGCCAGTGTTACCTGGAGATCGGCAAGGCCGTGGCGATGGTGTGGAAAGCATGGGCGCGCGGCATCTATCCGCCGGCCACGCTCGACGACTTCGACAGGCCCTCACGTCTGGGCGCATACGGGGACCCGGTCGCGGTGCCCTTCGAGCGAGTCGCAGCAGTGGCCAAGCTCTCGCCCCGGTGGACGGGGTACACGCATCAGTGGAAGACAATGGAGCCTCGCGAGCGGGCCGATTGGCAGTCGCTGCTCATGGCCTCGTGTGACACGCCGGACGAGAAGTACTGGGCGGAGTCGCAAGGCTGGCGTGTGTTTCGCACGAAGGCGCCAGGTGATGCGCGTCTGCCAGGCGAGAAGCCGTGTCCGGCAGTGCCGGAGCGGTCGCAAGTGCAATGCATCGGATGTCCGATCGCATGTAACGGGGGCACAGGGCCCTCGCTCGTGCTGGATGTCCATGGACCGGGCGCGACACACCGCGCCCCGGAGGTGACGCAGTGAGTGCAATGAGCGACCTGGAAAGCGCGTGGACGCGAGTCGCGGCGACCCTGAGTGACTGGGGTGTCGAGCGCGAGCTGAAGTTCTGCGCGGAGAAGCTCGAAGAGTTCGAGCTGGAGGAGCACACGCAAAAGCGCATCGAGTTGCGGCAACGCATCCTCAAGCGCGTGGCGAAGGAGCGAGGGCTATGAGCAACAACCCCACGTGCAAGGCCTGTGGTGCGAGCGGACGCGGTGTCCTGTTCAGCATCTTCAGCAAGTTCGGGTTCGGAACGTACTGCGTGCCGTGCGAGGCGCAGATTGAAGCGAAGGAGGGCAAGTGATGACGACAGCAATTCGAGTGGTGAACGCGAACGGTCGAGCGTTCGTGGTCAAGATCGTGCGCGAGGGTGACAAGTACGGCCTCAACAAGTGCCTCACGCACGACGACGAGAAAGGATGGGGCGCGATGGTCGAGTTTTACGACGAGACGTACGCAGGCAAGGAGGGGTTCGACCCGGAGGGGCAGTTCGTCTCCCGGTACTACGTCGAGACGATTCTCGGCAAGGACGACTACGGGTCAGGCGAGGGTGGGCTCAATCTCGATGGTGGCGTGGATGTCTGGACCGTTGACGCTGCGGCAATGGCGGTCGCACGAGGATTCCTCAAGCACAACGCGGAGGCGAAACTCGTGGAGCCTGGGCTGCAGGAGCTGGTCGCAGCCGCGCGTGACCTGTTCACGGTGATCGGCGAGACGTGCATCGATCACGGTGAGTTTGTGCACGAGCAGTACTGGCAGGACGCGATCAAGGCGCAGGAGCGCCTGCGGGTCGCACTCAAACCGTTCGACGAAGTGGAGGTATAGGCAATGGACGCAAGACAAGCGCTGGCCCAGTTGCGATCGGGGCCGGAGGAGATCGTGGTAGCACGGGACGTGTACAAGCCCGGCCAGCTCATCATCGTGAGCTACGGGGCAGGGCTCGACTCGACTGCAATGCTGGTCGAGATGCACAATCGCAAGATGCGACCGGACTTGATCCTGTTCGCAGACACGGGCGGGGAGAGGCCGGAGACGTACGAGTACATCAAGCTGTTCGACGTGTGGCTGGAGAGCGTGGGCTTCCCGCGAGTCACGGTGTGCAAGTACGAACCGAAGAAGGTCACGTACGACTCGCTCGAAACCAAGTGCCTCACCAACGGGACGTTCCCGTCGCTGGCGTACGGGGGCGGGTTCCACTCGTGTGCGCTCGTGTTCAAGGCCGCGGTGCAGGTGAAGTACGAACGGCAGTGGGCACCTGGCCTCGCAGCTACCGCGAGAGGCGAGAAGATCCTGCATGTGATCGGGTACGACGATGGCGTGCGTGATCGGAAGCGGGCAGACAAGGCACGCAAGGTCCGGTCGCGACACCGGGCGGGCATCGAGGAGCGGGCCTCGCGTGGGCTCAAGCCGCTGGCCGAGCAATGGGAGGTCAGCACGTGCGACGAGACCTACCTGCTGCAGGACTGGGGGCTCGCTCGCGAGGCACTGCCGGCGATCATCGAGGCCGCGGGGTTGCCGGTGCCACGCAAGAGTTGCTGCTTCTTCTGCCCGGCGATGCAGCCTGAGGAGGTGGTCGAGTTGCGCAACGAGCAGCCTGAGCTGTTCAAGCGAGCGCTCGCACTCGAGGAGGGTGCGCAGGCGAAGCTGCGGGAGGGCGCTCGCGGCATGGCAATGGGGCGGTGGTACTGGAAGTGGCTGAAGGATGTGACCGATCCGGCGATGGCGAGAGACGCCATACGTGCGATGGGTGGCAAGGTAGGCAAGGTGGCCGCGCTGCGGCCGTAGGAGGTAGACATGAAGTACACGATCGAGATCGACACGAGCAACGACGCGTTTGCAGAGCACTTGGAGACCGAGGTCGCGGGGATACTCGCGGACGAGGCCAGGCGTCTCCGCAGGTGGGACGCGTCGGTGGACGGCAGCGGGATATTCAACATCACGCTGTGCGACAGCAACGGGCTGAAGGTCGGCCGGGCGCACATCGAGGACACGGACGACTGCTCGGAGCCGCCTGACCGCGACCACCCGGGCGAGGTGACCCCATGATCAAGCAGTCACCCGAGGAGGCCCTCGCCGCATTGCGCGGCGGGGGTGAGAGTGGGATCGCGCTCGACGGCGGTCGCAGGATCGTGCACGGCACCCCGATCACCCCGATCAGGTTGCTGGACACGCTGGCAGGTGGGTCGTTCTGCGTGTCGTTCGCGGCACCGGAGCAACTCGACCGGTGCATCGAACTCGTGGGCGAGGATCAGATTCTCGTACTCGACAACGGCGCCTTCTCACACTGGCGCAAGGGCAATGGGGCGATCGATCGAGACAAGTTCTGGGCCTGGGCGAATGACGCGCAGGACCGGTGCGCACAGGCCGTGGCTGTGATCCCGGACGTGATCGGAGGGACCGAGGACGAGAACAAGGTCGAGATGTCGTGGGCACTGCGCGAAGGGCTCGCGAAGTACCCGGCGCGGACGATGTCTATCTGGCACATGAACGAGTCGTTCGACCAGCTCGCGATGCACCTCAAGCTCTGCAACTTCGTGGGCATGGGGAGCTGCCAGGAGTACGACGTGCAGGGCAACCGAGCGGGCTACCTGGAGCGGATGGAGAAGGTCCGGGTGGCACGTGAGGCGATGGACGCAATGCATGGCAGGCGACCGTGGATCCACTTGATGCGGGGCCTTGGAGTCTTCAAGGATGTCGCGTGGGCGGACTCCGCGGACTCGACGAACGTGGCCCGCAACCACTGCAGGCTGCGTGAGTCGCACGGAGAAGGACGGGCACGGGAGTTGGCACGGCGCATTGAGGCGCCGATCCAGCAAGCCGCGCTGCAACTCGACCGCAAGGTCGCGTAGGAGGACTGAGCAATGGGCGGAAAAGCACAAGCACTACCGGACGGCCACCCGAGAAGGATGGCAGACGGCAAGAACGCGTGGCGCAAGATGGACAACGATCAGAGGATCGCGTTCCTGACCTGGATCAGCCAGGAGTACGGCGTCGAGCGAGGCGTAGCACCTGGCAAGTGGGTCGCGAACGATCGCATGTGCATGATCGAGTACCAGCGGGAGGGCAAGTGATGACAGCAGCAGAGGCACTGGCACGACTGAGGGCAGGGGAATCTATCTCCGAGGAACCGGCGGAGATTCGTTCCCCCCTGGAGGAGGCGGAGGTGGTCGAGGTCGAGACCACCGAGCCGGCTCCGCTCGACGCCGCAATGGCGGAGGGGTGGACAACCTGCTCCCCGTGCGACGGCAAGGGTGGGTACGCAGGGGGCCTGAAGTGCAGGACTTGCGACGGAAAGGGTCAACACCGCTTGACACTACCTGTCAAGTGGATATACACCGAGCGGAGGAGGACCAACTAATGCTGATCCTGGGCAAGCACCCCGACATCAAGGGCAATAGCCTCGCGCTCCTGATGGGCAACGTGGAGCGGCACGTGATCTCTAGCGTGCTGCGCCACCACAAGGGGAACAAGTCCAAGGCCGCGGAGACGCTGGGAATTTCCCGGCAGGGCCTGTACTACAAGATCGAGGCTAACGCACGCAAGGCCAAGAAGGCTTGACACTAGTGGGGCTCGCGCCCCGAGGAGTACCGCATGACCATGCAAGTAACGCAACGAGGGTTCGAAGGCGAACTCGTGATCGACTGCTTCGCCGGAGGTGGCGGCGCCACCAGCGGGATCGAAGCGGCAATCGGGCGACCGGTTGACATCGCGCTTAACCACAACGAACACGCAATTCGGATGCACGAGACCAACCACCCGGAGACTCGGCACTACGTCGAGGACATCTGGGCGGTCGATCCACGGGTGGCCTGCGGTGGGCTGCCGGTGGGTCTGGTCTGGATGTCGCCGGACTGCAAGCACTTCTCGCGAGCCAAGGGCACGGTGCCCGTGGACAAGAAGGTGCGGGGCCTGGCGTGGGCGGCGCTGCGATGGGCCAAGGCCGTCAAGCCCCGCATGTTCGTACTCGAGAACGTCGAGGAGTTTCAGGACTGGGGCCCGCTCCGCTGGGACGCAGCCAAGGGCGGGTACGTGCCGGACCCAGACAAGAAGGGTCTCACGTTCAAGATCTGGCTGGGCAAGTTGCGTGGCCAGGGGTACGCGATCGAGTACCGCTCGATCATGGCCGCGGACCACGGGACTCCGACCACGCGGAAGCGGCTGTTCATCGTCGCACGCAGGGACCGCACGGAGATCACGTTCCCGGACGCCACGCACTCGAAGAAGGGCAATGGGCTGCTCCCCTGGGTGCCAGCTCACGCGGTGCTGGACTTCGACTACGAGTGCAAGTCGATCTTCAATCGCAAGCGCCCGCTCGCCCCAGCGACCATGAACCGCATCGCTATGGGGATCCCCAAGTTCGTGACCGGGGGTGACCCGTACATCGTGAGGCACGGGCACTACAGCAAGCGCACCGGAGCCGGGCTGGTACCGGGCAAGGGTGCGGGCCTGTTCCGCGGGCAGTCGATCCATCAGCCGCTGGCGACGGTGTGCGCAACGAACGACAAGAACCTCGTGGTTCCGTTGCTCGCCCCGTTCACGGTGAACTGCAGCAATGCGAGCAGCCGCTTCCGGGGGCAGTCGATCGAGAAGCCACTCGGTACGGTGATGACGAAGGCGCACCACGGCCTCGTGATCCCGTGGCTGATCAAGCACTACGGGGGCATGACCGGGAACGACATACGCCAGACGGTGGGCACGATCACGAGCCGCGACTCCCAGGCCCTGGCCAAGGCGTTGCTCGTGCCGGCGGGAGCGACTGACCGCAGTGCCCAGGTCAATGCCTTCCTGATCAAGTACTACGGCACCGGGGTGGCGCACAGCGTCAAGAACCCGCTCGACACGGTCACGACGAAGGATCGCTTCGCCCTGGTCGAAGTGCTCGGGACCCCGTACCGGATCGTCGACATCGGGATGCGCATGCTGCAGCCGCGGGAGCTGTACCGGGCACAGGGGTTCGCCGAGGATTACCAGATCGACGTGGACCTCTACGGCAGGGGCTTCACGAAGACACAGCAGACCGCGATGGTCGGCAACAGCGTGTGCCCGCAGGTGGCGCAGGCTGTGATCGAGGAGCAACTGGCGGCATGAAAATTTACATGATCGAAGCCCTCCGCCTGAAAGGCGAGCCCACGAGCGGGCGCGTCTGGTGGTGGAGGGTGCGCGAGGACGACGACTCGCCCATCGAGAGTTCGACCGGGTGGGAGTGGAAGCGTGAGTTGGCATACGCGGCTGCAATGAGGCGGCTGCGTGAACTGAAGAAGGATCTCGCCTGATTCAACGAGTTGAAGTAAACTGAAACACAGTCCGGGCCGGGAGCCCACGGAGATGTACGCCATGCCTATCGGAGATTTTCCAGCCGAGCCACTCGAGCCGAGCGAAGCGCTCGCGCTTGTACGACGACAGAGCACGAAGAGCAGGACCGGGACGCGCAACCGCGCGATTTTCGGTGTCCTGTGGCGGTGCGGGCTGCGCAATGGAGAGCTGCGCAACCTGGACCTGTCCCACGTGTCCCACGAGGGTGAGGCACTGCGGATCACACGCCCGAAGGGCTACCGCAATGGGAAGAAGCCACGCACGGTGGGTGTCGACCAGACCACCATGGCCCTGATCGACGCGTGGATTGAGCACCGGGGTACCGAGCCGGGACCCTTGTTCATCACGTACAGCGGCAGGAGAATCACAGGCCGTGACCTCCGGGATCTGGTGGCAACCGGAGCCAAGCTCGCTGGGATCGCACGACGGGTCCACCCGCATTGCCTGCGCCACACGTATGCGCGGGCACTGTACGACGAGGGCGTCGGGATGGTGCACATCCAGAAGGCCCTGGGGCATACGAACCTCGCAACCACGGCGGTCTACCTCGACAGCATCGGAGCTACCGAGGTGGTCGCCATCACGAGCAACCGAACGTGGGAGGTGTGACATGGAGCTTGTAGGAGAGAAGGCGGAGGAGGACCGGGGCGCGTTGATCAAGATCCACCTGGCCGGGCTGGTGCAGATGGTGCAGACCCACAAGGTCGCAGTCGGGGCAGTGGGCGCGGAGATCGCGGAGCACCTCAAGGCAAGCAAGAAGGCAGGCGAACCGTACTCGACCATGTACGTGTCCCTGCTCAACATTCAAATGGCAGTCCACTGTGCTGGGATCACCCAGGGCAGCGGGCAACTCGCACTCATGGCGGCAATGGGAATCGAGGACGTGCCTCTGCCTGCTTCCGTCGAGTTCAACACTGAAGGAGCGACGACCCAATGAACCCGATCAACCCGCAGGACAAGTACCCGGACGTGGCGGAGGTGTACTTCACGGATGGCGTGAACCTCAGCCCGAGCGTGGCCATGAAGGACGTCGGGGGCGAGCTGCCTTCTCTGATCCTGGCCGCATTCGCGGAGCTAAAACGACAAGAGTTGTGGCCTCCGACCCTGGGTGTGGCGACCGCTGCGCTCACGTATCAGGCGGTAGCAACCGGCAACCACGTGTCAGTCAATGCGCCGCCCAACGCAGGCAACTTCGGGCTGCAGCTCGGCTGGATCTACCGGCGAGAGAATGCAGTCGGTGGCATCGGGGTTGTGATCGTGAACCTGATGGACGCCACGGTCACCACGTACGGGGGCCGCGGGTTCCCGGAGATCGTGGGATCGGCGCCCTACTTCGCGTGCTCGTTCCCGCTCGACGACTTGGAGAAGGCGCCGCTGTTCGGTGAGGTGCCGGCGCCACCGGTCAATGCCAGGCCGGCCAAGAATGCCAAGAAGAAGGCGGCGAAGAAGAAGGCGGCGAAGCGCAAGGCGAAACCTGCCGACTCGGAAGAGGTGAGAGTGTGAACAAGGCAATGAGATCCATGTTCGTGGTGATACACCCGCCCAAGGGGCGTAAGGGTGGTCGGATCCTGGTGATGCTGCGTGCCAGGACGCCGGAGGCCGCAGCCAACGTCGTGTGTGTGGCGCAGCGCATCGTGCCGGAGGGGTACCGGTTTGTGAGCTGGGATATCTCGGACGGGAAGAAGCGCGGGGACAAGTCTGGGTCGGTGGGCAAGCGCCGGGACGTAAAGGTCCGGTTCAGGCAAACGGATGACGGCCATCCGATGAAGACCCCAACGGCAAGGCGGCACTTCGCGAGACTTTGGGAAGTTTCGCAGGATGCGACGGCTGCTCACGCCATCCCCCTTGTCGGTGAGCGTCCTGCTGAGTCCAGTCCCACTCCCAGATCCGCAGGTGTTTCCTTGAAACCCAAGCAACTAAACTGATATCGCCCAACCAGACGGGTCGCGAGCTGAGGTTCAGTCGAATCCAGTTCGCGACCTTGGCCTGCCTCGAGCGCACCGCGCTCATCGAATCCCCCGTCAATGACGTGACCTGAACGAACTGTACTCGTGGTCGGGGTCCAGCCACCGGGAACACCGCCAGGTCGAACACCCCGAAAAGATCCTCGCGCACGGTGTGGGTGATGAACTCGCCGGGCTTCTTCTTGTCCGGGAATCGGGAGAGCCGGGCGCCGGCCTCCAACACGAGAGAGCCTGGGAAGACTTGTCCCACCCAGGCCCTCGCGTGCGCCATCGAAGTCTGCCCGGTCGACTTCGTGGACTTCCGGCGTATCACCGGATGCCGCCCTCGTCAGCCATCGCTGGCCGCTTGAGACGCACCGGTCTTTGGGGTTGAGCTTGCACCGGAACAGGGGGCGGAGGCATCGTGCCGTGAGTCTGCAGGTGCCACTGGGCGTACTGATCCTGCGTCATCTGCGGCGGCGGCGGCTGCACGGGTGGGCCCGGCACCGGCACCACGCTTGTGCCCGGAGGCACACCCGGGATCGGCTGCTGCTGAGGCTGCATGTAGGGCGTCGGGTCACCAAGATACGGCGGCAGCGGAGCGGTGAGTTCCGACACCGGGGGTGCGGTGAGCTGCTGGCCAGGGTTCGGCGGCGCCATGTGTGCGCGCTGCTGCTGGATCACCTGGGGTACGAGCGGAGGCGGTCGCTGATCGAGCACGGCCTGCTGACCTGGGTACTCGTTCATGGTCGGCATCTCAGGGTGCGAGCCTCCGTTCATGCCCTGCGGCGGGGCTGGCTGCTGGGGCAGCGGGCTGATGATGCTGAGCATCCCAGTGACCGGCGAGGGGGCCAGCATGAACTGCTGAAACTCACCCGTGGTCATCGAAAACTCCAACTCAGCGACAACCTGCGCCTCGCCCCGTCCAGGCTGGCCCAGGCGGAACATGATGTTGGCAACCAGACCATGCCGGTCGACACCCTCGCGGAGGTGCTTCTCGATTGCCGGCATCACCTCCGCAATCTTGGTGGCGATCGATGCCGCCATGCCCACTGCTATCTGTCCATGGTCGTCGGTCTGTCCGTTCATATGAGTACCAGTTGTTTCCCTTCGTTGAACTCCAGCTCGCGGATGATGACCGGCCGCGGGATACGTTCCCGAGACTCGATCTTCAGCGAGTACCTGGCTTCTTCGGAGACCACCTTCTTCGAGATGCTCACCGTGGTGGTGAAGCTGCAGTTCATCTTGCCGTCCGTGTTCCACGCAGCGGTCTGCGCGTTACCCAGGTAGGCTTTCAGGTCCTTCTCGACATCCGAGAGGATCTGCTGCTTCATGGCTTCGATCGGGTCGATCTGTGAAACACCTGCTGTTTCGGGCATGCGATCTCCTTGGAGGATCTATGCCTGGGGAAGTCCGGGAGCAATGCGCAGTACCTCGACATCGCGGAAGGCTGATTGCTTCATGCGCTTGTACCACTTGGGGCTGCGCAGGTATCCCTGGTCTGTGCGGTAGAGGTCGGGTCGGGCGTCGTGGCAGAGTTTGACGGCGAGTTTGATGATGAGGTAGGCGGTGGGCGGGAAGTCTGACTCGGTGATCCTTCGTGAGTGCTGCATCGCCCCACCTAAGATGCTCAGTGGGACTGGGGAGGTATCCGAGACGAGGATGGAGATCCTCGCTGCATCACGGCCTTGGCCGTAGGCTGTGAGGTGTTCCATCGCGAGGGAGGTTCTCGCCGGGAGTTCATCTCGATTGCCTTGCGGTACGTCTCGGCTTGCTCCGCCTCGACCCTGCTGGATCCCGACAATCGCTTTGTCGAGCTGTCCCCGAAGAGGCTGGCCTGGGGGTTGAGTGAATCGCCCGTGGTGGGGAGGGTCGATGATCCCCACGTCCTGCGCATCCACCCCTTGAGTGCTGAGTTCCAATCGACCTTGCGTTCGCCCTTGCTCGCTGCCCATAGCGCCATCGCCTCCATTTCGTCTTGGATGAAAGGCCACGCCTCAACGCGGGTCACTTCGACCGGCGCATGGGTGACCACGTAATCGATGAGTTCCTGGTAGACGTTGTCGGGCCAGACCCAGTCCACATAGAGGCAGGACTTCTTGCGGGTGGCTGCACTCGCTGCACCCGAGCGCACGCCGGAGTCCCAGACCTGTTCTAGGAACAGATCAAGCTCGTGCCCGCCTTCGAACATGGACTCCGCGATCTTCTGGTAGTCCTTGAGATTCATACCTTGAAGACCTCGATCGGCAGGCCAGGGACGATGTCCTTCAGCTTGATCGCGGGCCAGTAGGCGACGATCAGGTCCGCTGCGGTGCGGGTCTGGATGCTGCCGGGGGTGGGCGGGGACCGGAGGGCACCCTCCTTCCGCGAGCGTCCCTCGAGATGCTGCAAGGTTCCATAGCCGGTGTTCGGCATCTTCTCGGCAGCCTCAGACAGGGTCCACCCGCGATCCTCGCGTGCGCTGATGAGCTTCTCGCTGAGCGATTTTCCCATGCGAGCACCATACCCAATTTTCCACCGGTTGACTACAGTAGTGACCGCATCTGACACCCCGTTGAGGCAGGGTGTCGCAAAAGGAGAGTGACATGCCAGAGAAAGCACCACCACCGGGCCTTCACAGGGACATCCCGGACGTCGAGTACCACCAATGGACTGGGGCGATCAACCAGAGCACGCTCAAGACCCTGCGGAAGTACCACGCGCAGCGCGCGCTGGGCGACATGAACAACCCGTTCGACCAGACCAGTGCCCAATCGGTGGGCCAGGCCCTGCACTACGCGTTGATGGAACCGGAGAAGCTCGAAGACCACGTGGTCTGCGGCTTGTCGCTGCGCCGCGCCGGCCAGGCCAACCTGTCCAAGCACGCAGCGTTCGAAGAGGCGAACTTCGGCAAGATCATCCTGAAGCAGAAGGACTTCGACCTCGTGTACGAGGCAGCCGAGCAGATCCAGAAGTACTCGCTCGCCATGGAGTTGCTCTCGATGCAGGAGACCGAGCTGTCCATGACCTGGGAGGACGAGGACACCTCGCTCCTGTGCAAGGGCCGGCTCGACAAGTTCGGGATGTACCGCAAGTGGAGCTCCATCGCTGACGTGAAGTCCACGTCCGCGGAGATGACAGACGACTCGCTGGAACGAGAGATGGGCAAGTGGGGCTACGACGTGCAGGACGCGTTCTATACGGACGGGCTCTTCACGCTATCGCCACTCGACCGGCGGTTCTTCATCATCTTCTGCAGCTCATCGCTTCCGTTCCAGTGCAGGGTGGTCGAGCCTGACCCGGAGGCAATCTTCCAGGGCCGGATCAAGTACAAGGCAGCGATCAGGACCTGGGCCGAGTGCGAGAAGACCGGGGTGTACCCGGGGTACCCGCAAGTCATCACACAGCTTGGACTCAAGACCTGGGACAGGGTCTCCGAGCGCGAACTCGAAGAAGCATCAGGAGGTGGGGCATGAGCAACAAGAAAGAGACGGCAGTGCAGGTGATCAACAAGTGGGCGACGGGCTCGGAGATGCAGCTCACGGACGAGGGGCTGCGCTTCGACAACTTCGAGGACGTGTGGCGGTTCGCGCAGCTCGTGAAGCGCACGAGCATGGTGCCTCCGAACGTGACGGTGGATGAGATCATGATCTCTGTCACGAAGGGCCGGGAGCTGGGGTTCCCGCCACTGCAGTCCGTGACCGCGATCCCCGTGGTCAAGGGCAGGCCCACGCTGGAAGGCAAGGCCATGCTCGCGCTCGTGCAGTCACGTGGCGTGGACGATGGGCGCGGCCCGATCGACTGCGGGTGCTCTGGCGAGGGTGACGATCGCGTCGGGTGGTGCGAGTCGTGGCGCAGTAGCTGGCCGAAGGCGAGGCGCACTGAGTTCTCGTGGAAGCAGGCAGTCACGGCCGGGCTCACCAAGCCGCGAGGCGGGCACCCGTCAATCTACGCAAAGTACGGCGAGGACATGCTCCAGTGGAAGGCGGTCGCACGTCACTGCAACAAGTACTACTCCGACCTGACGCACGGGATGATGCTGGAGATGACCGCTCGCGAGGTGTACGACAACACGCGGGACATCACGCCGGAGGTGGTGGAGGAGTTGCCACTCAAGGCGCCGGCACCTGATCCGCTGCTGTTGCCGGAGCCGGTGGTCGAGGTGTTGGAGCCGGTGACAGAGGAGCCGGAGTCAGACGTGATCCTGTGTGGCGCCGAACTCGACAGTGGCAGCCCGTGCCCTTGCCCTCTCGGTCACGAGTGGGACTGCAACACGGGAGAAGTGTTCACGGAAGAGCCTGAGGCAGACGAGGCAGGCTCGTCATTCGAGGGCGTGGAGATCTGCGGCATCCAAGACTGCATGCAGGAACCCAAACACGCGGGCAACTGTGACTGGGATGGGCCGGACGAAGGCCCGCTCTAGCGGCGCAACGCCAGGACGTCCACGTACGGGATGTAGGTTGCAGTATCACCCTTCTGGAGCAGGGGGGTGAGGCTGCAGCCGACCGCCAGACCGCTGGCAATCAGGTCTGCCTTCTCCTGAATCTTCGCGCGCTTCTCTTCGCTGTCTTCCGCGAGCGCGACGGCGGTCATCTCCAACTCGTGCAGCGCAGCAACCATGGCCACGCACTGTTCGGGGCTGATCGGTGTCTTGCAGCCGAGAAACATCAGGGCAAAACAAACGAGAGCCATCTTCTGGTACATGGGTGACCTCCTATTAAATGCCTAGTGGAATCTTCAATTGTCCTGCTCTGAAAGGGCTCGCATAACGTGGAGGTCCTCCCGGATGCCGTGCAAGTCTGATTTGATGAAACCGATCGTCTCGTCGTGCTTGGCGAGCGAGGCTGCGTGCCGCACTCCGGTGGCGTCGATGACGGCGACTTTATTCCGTAGTTTCTCTCCTCGGACGGAAGCAGTAACTAGCGCAGCAACGCCAGCCGCTCCGGCGGTGAGCCAACCCAAGATTGAAGTGCTGAGTCCGCTGTCCATATGGCTCCTTAGGGGTTTCCGAACGGTTCAGTCATCACGACGTCCCACGTCTGGGTGAAGTGCCCGCTAGTGCTCGACTTATGCAGCACCGCCATGGCCTCCAGGCGCAGGTTCCGTCTCAAAGCAGAGTCGTAATCATACCTGAAGTCGTACAGGTAGCCCCAGGCAGACGAGTCAACGGCTGCGGTGCCGTAGAAAACCCCCGTTACAACCTCCGCTCCGTAGTGTTTCCACACCCTTGCGCCAACCGCAGCGCCCACCGTTAGGCCCGTCGTGAAGGCGATCGTCTTGGTGGAGGCAGTGATGACGATGTTCGTGTGCCGGGTGAGGGTCCCATCGGTCTCCTCGACCGTGATGTCGTCCCCGTCCGTGAAGTGGGACACGCTGTCGACCACGACCAACACGGCCGAAGCCGAAGCCGCAGCGCTGCACGTGTTCTTCGCGAGCTTGTCGAAGATGTACCCCGTGACCGTGGTCGCAGCGTCCATCACCACCGGCACGCTCGGGTTGGGGGAGTAGTCGAGTGGGGCAACCACGTTTAGCTGCAGCCCGTTGCCGATGCACCAGTTGACGCTTTCGCTCATTGGTTACTCCTCGCGCTGGACTGTGGAGCTCGGACTCGAGCCCGGGTCTCTTCTTTCCGTGGACGTACTCGATCGCGGACCTCAGTGGCCACGAAGATTCTGCTGCGCGTCTCAGAGTCAGACCGGACGTTCGACAGGTTGGTGTAGGTGATCTCCAGCTTGCACGGGATGATCGAGCCGTGACCGGTACCGGCGATCTCCCAAAGCTCATCGTCGGGATCGAACGGGCTGACCATCAGGCCCAGGAAGTGCTTGCCGGTGGATGGATCGAAGGCCGCGCTGTCCACCCAGGTCTGCACCTCAGCGACGATGCCGCTCACCTCGTTGAGCTGTCCACTTGCCGGTGACCCGTAGTTGTACGGCGTGCCGTCGACGTAAGTGACGCTTGAGTCTGATGAGGCCAGCACGTTGCCGACGTGACGTTCGAACGGGGTGGTGTAGAAGGTGGTGACTCCGCTGAGCATAAAGTGCGGCACGTCTGGGTTCTTAATGCGGGCGATGCCGTTCAGGCTGTTGTCGTTAGCCTCGTCCTTGCTGACCAGGAACATGCTCCCTTCCGTGAGCCCGCGATACGCGGCTGGGCTGCTCCCGTACCAGTCTCTGTAGGTAATGCGGTGGTTGGTCTTTATCGTGCCATCGTCGAAGATCTCTCCTTCAAGCACCACAGCGAGCCAGCGGTCAGCGTCGGTGGCCGCGATCGGATCGACGAAGTGGAATATGCGCTCTGCTCCTACAGCGGGCAGCACGTTGTACGGGACCCGGAAGGTTCTGCCAAGCAATTCGTCGATGGCATAGTGTCTTGCGTTTCCAGCCAACGAATAGACCGCCAGCGTCACCTCGCTTGAGGTCCCGACATCAGCCCTGGCCAGGAACGGGTAGATATCCGAGATGTTCTTGTTCGCAGGCAGCTTGAATGTGCAGCCGTAAGACGGGCGAGTCGCGCTGGTCGTGTAGGTGTCGTAGACGATCGCGGCCGTGACCGTGTCGAACACCTCGACCGCGTCGGAGTCGACTCCCCGGAACTCGGTAGTCGCGATCACGCTAGGAGCGCCGTACACGATCCCGCTGTTGCTCTTGTGCAGCGCGTGAGAAGTCGCCCTGTCCCACTGCCCGTCACTGGACATCAGCGCCATCCGGTGATCCGCATCTCCACCCGAGAGGGTCAGGTTCCCGGCCGCGCCGACAATCACCTTAACGTCTGATATCGATGCGCCCTTCGGGAGCCCGCCACTCGTCGACAGGTCGAAGACAAATGCAGCCTGGATCCTGATGTCTGGGCCGGCGAGCGTGCCATCGTCACCCATCTGAATCTCGACGTCGTCGTAGGTGACGTTGATCCCACCGCTGTTACCGGAGCCCCAGTTGGCGCCATCGGGCACGTTGTTGAAGGTACTAACGGGCACCGGCTCGCCTCTTCCTGGTGTCTGATCGGACCATCACGTTGGCATCTTTCGGGTGGCCGTGCGGACTAGCTGCCCATCGATGGTCTCGAAATCGGCTTCAATACCATCGGTGACATCCCACAGGGCGGCGCTTGGGGTGTTGGGTCGCCACAGGTTCCCTCGCTCCTGGCTGTCATGTCTCCACTCTACGAGCTGCACGACAAGCGGAGTCCCGTCGTCAGCATCAGCGCCGACAGCGTTGTAAAGCATCCATCGCATGAACTCGACGTTGAGACTGGGGGGAGTGAGGAAGGGTCCGATGTGGGACACGAACTCGATCGTACCGTCACCGCGCACCGTAGTGATCGCGTCGTTGTAGAGCACCACGCCACCGATCGGGGTCTGGCCGTTCCAAGCGAGCAGGGTTCTACTCGTGCCGTGCAGGCCGGACAGGCTCCTTCCCTCTTTGAGGTTTGCCCGGAACGCGCTGAAGTGCTGAAACCCTCCTAGCTCGTTGCGCTGCTCCAAAAACAAACGAGAGTCCTTGGATCGCCACATCCTGTGACAACCTGGCTCGGTCTCGGCAGTCTCGGAGACCTCATCTAGGAGCCGGTGGAACTCCGCGTAGAACACGTCGAGCGCCGCCTGCTTGTCATTCCGCGGCATGGGTGAGCGCGCGTCCAAGAAGCGGATCTCTTCGGTCATGTCGATGGGGCGGAAGAGTGGCATCAGCCTTCTGCCGCTCTAATCGTCAGGTACGTGCGGGCTGCCTCGCGCACCGTAGTGGCACTCTTTGACCCGTGGGCCTTGATGTCGTGGCTCGCTCCGGTTGGAGTCTCGACTCCGATCGTAATGAATTCGTTGAGGACCGTATCAGTAGGAGCGTACAGGATTGGACCGACGTGGAACTGCAAGTCAGTGCCGGCGGCTACCCCGGTCGTCTGGTCGCTGGCTACCACTGGGTCAGACAGCGACTTAAGTGACCCCGAGTGGATATTGATCGTCACCGTGGTTGTCGAGGTGTCGATCTCCATAGTGATCCACAGCTCAATCTCGAACTCGATGACACCGTCAAACGGTGACGGGTACCAGACTTCCTGCATGCCCGTAACGACGACCTCAGAGGTGCCGATCGCGTTTTGCGCAACGCCAATGACCGTATTCTCAAGCCTGGTGTAGTTCTCGTCTATCAGAGTTCCTCCGTAGTTGCCGCTCCCGTTCCCGTAGAATATGTTGCCGGTGAATTTGCTGGAACGTCCAGCGATACCAAATTTCACACCGAACAAGCCGTTCCCCCGGAAGACGCACCCAGTGAACGCGTGGATGGTGCCGTTAAGCTCTACGCCATCTAAGGCGTTGTCCTGAAATAGACAGCCCGTGATGATATTTCCGGTGCCGGAGACGTTCATGCCGTCACCGAGTCCACCGACGAACTTGCATCCAGTCACGATGTTGCCTGATGTGACGACAGAAAAGCCTACGGCGCCGCCAAAAAAGCTCACGTTGCTGATCGTTTGCTCAAACGTGGACATCAATCCGAGCGAGGCGGACGCTGCGGAAACAACCCCGTTAGAAACCGAGATGTGCTTATCCCGCATGACGATACATTTGAAGCCGGTTCCGGTACTAGAGCCGATCGCAATCATGAAGTTCGTGAGCTGCGTACCCATGAGGAGTGACGACGGATTTTGGTTTTCGAGTTCTATCGCAGCGCCAGAGTGGCTTGCGGTCAGATCACAATCGATGATCAGGCCATTCACGACGTACTGACCGTTGAGGAACAGAGCCTGCGACGTGAATAGCGCGCGCCCGCCCGTGCCTGGGTTACGGATGTAGATGCTGCTCAGGAAGGACTCCTGACCGAACACGTCGGGCCCGTCCATGTGGACCCCGGCGTCCCCAGTGGTGTCAACGGACACATTGATGAGGCGCCAGTCGTCGTATCCAATGGTAGATGAGCTGAGCGAGATCCCCCTTCCGTAGGTGTCATGAACTCGCACGCTATCTATGCGCACACCTCTACCCGGTGACAGCGGTGGCCCTACGATCCCGTGGGCGTTGTTGTTCGTCTGGTTGGAGGCATTCCCGTCCACCGAAAAGTCCCGCAGTACGCAGTCACCCGCACCCTCTGCAAACTGGATCACGGCATCGTCGAGCGGGGCGGGGCTTGCCTGCAGTATCGACCTGTTGACACCGCGGCCGACCAGCACGGTCTTATCCAGTATGTTGACGGACGTCTCAATCACGTAGGTGCCTACGTCCAGAAGAACGCCTTGTTTGCCGGAAGAGGCTGCTGTTACGATCGCAGCGTTGATGGCGGCACCCGTAAACGCCGCTGGCGTGACAAAGGTCTGATCCGCGGTCGCGTCATCTGTGAACGCAGCTCTGCCCAGGCCGTGATCACCGGTCCCGCCGAAGGCGTTGTAGAACTCCAGCGACGCCATGGCAGCGTTACGCACCACGTCGTCCGGGGCGATGTCGTCGAAGAACGCCACGTTGACCGTCGTGTTCGTCGAGAACGTAGAGCTGGTGACGAAGCAGTAGCCTGGCTCGTCTGCGTCGTACGTGATCTTGACCTTGCGGCCCTCAGGGAAGAAGACCCTGGCGTCGATGCCGGAGATCAGCACTGCCGAGGCAGACGAGTACGAGATGCCCGCTGACCCGTTCGGGTTGCGCCACTCGCCACCACCGGTCGCGCTGCCGTCCCAGTCCTGGCGGAGCGATCCCATCATCTCGCGCATCACGTTGTTCACCGCGGAGCGCGCCATGAACTCAGGGGCCCCAAGCGGGGGCGTGCCGACGTTCAGGTCCGCGTCTGCGAGCCAGTCTTTCAACCAAGAGGTGGTGGCCATCGTCTACTCCTGTGTAACGGGGAACCGCTCCGCACCAGCGCGGTGCCTCGAGCGGTAGGGTCCAGTTGCTGAGTCGTTTGCCTTGTCCTGTCGCATGATCGCCCGTTCGGACATCGTCCTGAGCTGCCCGGATTGCATCCAGAAGTTGACCACCTTCTGCGTGTAGCCCTCGCGGTAGAAGCGGTACGTGTCAGAGATGTGTCGCTTGACGATCTCTTTCATTGTCGTGTGCTTGATGCGCTCGTACCGTAGCTGGTCGATGACTTCCGCTGGAGCTCCATTCAGGCGCAGAACATCCAGACTCGCCGGCCTGTCCATGTCCATGTTCTTCATGTACTTCGGAAGCGTCTTGAGCAGGTGGTCGTGCGCCTTCTTGTTCGCGTTGCCGTTGATGTACTCGCGCTCTATCGGGCTCAGTTCGATACGCAGGTTACCGGTGCCGAGCATGTCCAGGTACAGACTTCTAGGCGGGTCAGCTAGCGCCAGACGGTCAGGCGTGATCGTCAGGTCCTTAGCCACGCGGTCGATCCTGGCACCGCTCATTTCCATCGCGTCGAGCACCATCGTCGGCGTCATCTCGGACTTGTACTCGCTGAACATGCGCGCGAAGAACTCGTGGTCGGGGTCGCCGGCCTTGTACGGTCTGCCGGCCAGGTCCCACATCACGGGAAGTTCATCACGCAGCCACGGCACGCGAGCCATCACCGCTTCTACCAGTCCGCTCTGATCCCGGCGCTGTGGGTCCATCGACCGAGCTGCCGCGTTGGACAGGGACGGCACGAGCGAGCCAAGCATGCGCTCGGAGTAGATGATCGTGTTGCGGTCAGGAGCTGCCAGCACATTGAACAGTTGCTGCGGGCCCTGGAGCATCGACTTGTTCGTGATGTTCTCGGCCAGGGCGGCGACGATCAGGGGGAAGATGTCACCCAGTTCTTCGTCGTTGATGTACCCGCGCTGGTACCAGTCTTTGATGGTCGCAGTCACCGCGATGGGAGTCGCCAGCGGCTCCAGCTTCGCGAAGCTCTGCATCATGTCGTTGCCACCCTGGGTCTTTGACATGAACGAGAACGGGGTCACGCCACGGCTGCGGTCGATCTCTCGGGAGCGCGGGTCGCGGTTCGAAGCGCCGGTCACCTCCCCGGACTGCATCTCGTCGTTCCACATCGAAGCGGCAATCACACTAGCCACGGTCATGCGTGCCATCGCTCGGCCGCGACGCTCACCGCCGGCCGCGATGTCTGCCCAGTTCTTTGGCGCCACTAGGTTGATGCCTGGCGTCCGGTAGATCACCTGCTTGGTCACGTTGAGCGGGGTCTCGAAGAACGAGAACACGCTGCGAAACTCAGGGCCGGTGTGAATCCAGCGGGCGAAGGCCTTGGCCCGCTTGCCACCTGCCTGCGTGAACGTCAGAAGCTCGGCGCGATCGAGAGCTTCGAACTGGTACCGCTTGATCTCGCGGACCCGCTGCGGACTCGTACTGCGCGGGGGCTTGAGTACCTCTTGTACGAACTTGTCGATGTACCCAGCTCGCTCGCCCCACGGAATCTTCATGGCCTTTGCTTCGCGCATGCCCAACTCGTGGAGCCGTCCGTACGCTGCGATGCTCTTGGCGAGTGCGTCCTCTGCGGTGAGTGCCTTGAAGGGCCAGTACGACTTCTTCGCATGAGCTGCGTCGAATGGTGAGCGCGACTTCACGCCGCCGATCGAGAACTCAGCCCCCGTCTCCCAGGCTCGCTGCACTGCACCGAGTGCCGGGTTGGCTCCGCGTATCGATCCGATCATGCCGGCGATCACCTCTTCAGGCGTCACGCGGTCGAGGGCCAGGTCGGACTCGGATGCGCGCTGCTGTGCTACGCGCCGCTCGATGAATGCGTCTCGCGCCTGGGACAGAGGATCGAGTACCTGCTCCTGCGATTCGGGGTCGATCTTACGGGTACGCATCTGCTCCTGCGCCTCGGGTGTCAGTTCGTCCCACTCCTTCTTCGCTTCCCGCTTCACCCGGAACCGATCGCCAGCGCGAGCGCTCATGCGGAACGGCAATTCCGCGATGCCGTAGGCTGCTGCCGTCACCTGCTCAGCCTGGAACAGCACTTGGTACATCGCGCCGCTCCCGATGTTGCCCATGTGCGTCTGCGGTGCAGACAAGAGGCCGGCGAGCCAGATGTCAATGAACTGTCGGCCGAGGCTGTTGTGCGCGTCGAAGGACTTGACCCGTAGGACGGACATCACTTCAGCCGGATCGCTCAGGTTCCCAAGCCGGGACATCATGTTCGCGATCTCTTCGGTCCCGCCGTACTTCTCGACCAGTTCGCGGTCGCTTGTCGGGTCGCCCTTCTCGCCCTTCTTGTCGCCCATCACGCTCTCGCGTGCTTCTTGCTCGACCTGTCGCTCGGCAGTGCGCCGGAGCTGGTCAGCCTTCACGTCCTTCAGGCGCTGTAGTGAGCGGCCGGCGTCTCGCTTGCCGGACTCCAGCGCGTAGCTAGTTTCGACAGTCCGCTCGAAGGCTCGGATGTATTCTGCCTGGGCGCCATCTTCCCCGCGCTCGGCCCTCACCTTCGCGTCGTGCAACGCATCGAACCGCTTCTGCAGGATCAGGTGTGCAGCGAAGAGCTCCGAGTCGTCCCACCCACGGCCCTCGCGCTGGCGCAGCATTGAGGCGTCGGGGCTTTCCTGCAGACCCACTCGCTCTACCAGGGCCCTCGACTCCGCGACTACCTGATCGTAGGTACGCGTGCCGCCCATGGATTCGAACACCGCCCTCGAGCCGCCCATCTTCATCATCTGCTCAGTGACGAAGTCGACCTCCAGACCAGAAGGAAGATTGTTCGGGATGTCCAAATCGCGCGCCCACCGACCCACATCAGTGTTCGGGTCGATGCGCCGCTGCTGCATGGTCTCCTGCCACAGCTCGATCTCGTTGCGAGGATTGGCCGCACCTTCCGGCGGTGCTTCGCCCGGCGGCGGCTCGACGCCCTCGCGGTCAATGCCCGGCCGACCGACGCCCTGCTCTGAAACCTCGCGCCCGTTGTTGAGCCGGTACTCCGCTTCGATCTGCTGCTTGCGGTGCATGTACTCGATCTCGGAGTCGCGGCGACCTGGCATCATGGCGGTCAGTGCACCACCGACGATCGCTGCCTCCGCGACCTGCTCGTTCGTGCCACCGCCGATCGCGGCGAGCCCACCGAACCCTGCGCCACCAAGGACAGCTCGGGCTGTTGGGGTCGCGAGGCCAGCGGATCCCTTGGCGATCATGTGCATGGCCGTACCGAAGGCAGCGCCCTTGAGCTGCTGCATCGTGCCGGTGTTACCGCCCTTGTCGTCGAACGCATACTTGAGAGCCATCAGCGCCGGCAGCCCAGCGGGACCACCAATCGCCACGGAGCCCGCGGCCTCAGCCAACGCTCCCGGTGCACTCGCAAAGCCGTGAGCCAGTTGGTGAGCGAAGGGGACTTCACCGCGACCTTCCACGTCCATGCCCTGACCGACGTTCGCCGCGGCGATGTTGCGCTGTGAGTCCAAGCGGATCGCGTCGGACGTATCCCTGATCGTGTTCGGGTATTGGCTTGAGGGAGTCATCGGTCGACCGAGCGCGGCCTCACCCATGTTGCGCTGCGCATCGCCGTAGCGTTGCAGCGGGCCCTCCACTGCGGAGAGCATGTTCGCCAGCGTGTGCTGGAACATGGCCTTCTGCCTGGGAATTGAAGCGGCGATGTTGCTGCCGAGCGACTTGCGCTCTTCAGCGCTACCGATGCTCATCGCCCAGATCGCCGGAGCCGCGATGACATCGGCGATCGACCCCCAGCCCTGAGCGATGGGTCCCACCACTTTCGGCAGGTACTCCTTGGCCATGTGGTCGGCGAGTGCGCGGTACGGTCCAACCTCCTCCTCTTCTTCGGGGAAGTTGCCGCGCTCTTGTTCGAAGTACGGGTCCACCTACTTTAGTTCCGTGACCTGATCGTTGAGATCTTCAGCCCCGCCAGGGGGCCGGTTCAAGCCGCGGTAGATGCTCTCGGTGAACTGTCGCTCCTGGGTGTACTTCAGCATGTTCTCCATCCACGTGACCATCTCGGGTGTCAGTGAATCGCCCTTCTTCAGTCCAAGTGCCTCGGCTGCAGAGGCCCAGTTAGGACTCTTCGGATCCTGAAAGCTGATCATGTCGCGCATGCGCTGCTCTGCCTGCTGCTCCGGCGATGCAGACTTGCGCTGCTCGGTGGCGATCTTCTCGTTGGTCCTGATATTGGACCGGCGCACCTCTCCGGCCTTCGCGTCAATGTTCCGATTGTCGCGCGCTCTCCTGGCGGAGGCAGTGTTCGCTTGGGCAGCGGACTGCTGGGAGATGAGTTGCGAGATACCGGACCCGGTCATGTACTGTGCCATGCCGGCGACCTCGCGCTCGTAGGGAGTCTTGTTCGGGTCGTTCGCGATGCCGTACTGGTAGTCGCGCAGCGCAGCGTCGCGCATGCCCTGCTCTTCCACCCGGCGGTCCTGCTCTTCCAGCCGGCGTTGGCGGTCGGCTTCCCACCGCTCCTGCTGGTCCTTGAACTTCTCGTCCTCATAGTTCTGGAGATTCTGAGCTGCGAGACCGAGGCCGCGCGATAGAGCCGGCGCCCAGCCCTCGCTCTTGCTCGCACCCAGGAGGCCCTGCCCTATACCGCTGGCAGCACGCGTGAACTTGTTGTCGTAGAAAAGTCCCATTACGCCTCCGCGAGCTTCGCCTTTGGCAGCACGAGTGATTCGAGTTCTGCAATTCGATTACCGAGTGCTTCGATCCTCTGAGCGGCACCCTGCATCGCTGCCATGGTGAAGCCGATCATGTCGATGAACGCGATCGAGTGGCCGTCACCGAGCCCGAGGATCTGAGCAAAGTCCTCAGCGTACGGGCCCATGTGGTGCGCGCGGTCGCCGTTCTTGTCGGAGACCTCAGGCTTGTACTTCCAGATCGCAATCTGCAGGTTGCGCATCGCGTCGAGCGAAGCCTCGCCGTTCACGTCATCGACGTGGTCCTTGACAGCTCGTGACGAAAAGAGGCCGAGGGCGCCGATGCCCAGGCCCAACCAGTTCGCTGTGCTCGTGCCACCGCTGTTGTTCTTGGGGGCCCTCGACCAGTCCGCATTCTGGCTCTCGGAGTAGCTGACGTTACCCGCGTAGCCGGCGCCCATGATCCCTTGCTGGAAGCGCTGCTGTCGGAGCCAGGGCTCGTCGCGAGTCCAGTCAAATCCTGCCTGCTGTGCAGCTCGCTGCTCTTCCGACACGCCGCGACCGTACGCGCCGATGCCTTGCGCCTGGCCGATGTTCGCGCGTTGCTCGGACCCGTACATGCCGGCCGAGTCCTGCTGGAACCCGCGCTCGCGACCGTACTGAGATCCGAACTGCCCGGCAGCGGCCCTCCGGGCCTGCTCCGTGAATCCTCTCTCTTGACCAAACTGCGAGCCGTACTGCTGGGCCTGCGCCATCTGCGCGTTCTCCATGAGCCCGCGCTCCCTACCGTACTGAGACCCGAATTGCCCTGCCGCAGCCATCCGCGCCTGCTCCATGTAGCCACGCTCGCGACCGTAGTCGGCGCCGAAGACATTGTCGTAGTTGCGACCCAGCGCGTCACCCAGGCCGATGTTCGCTGCGGCCATGCGGTTCTGCTCTGCGCCGGAACCGATGTTTCCCTTGTGGTAAACGGATGGCGCCGCGACGGTTGAGTACTGACGCAGGATGTCTGCCGCGCCGCGATCGGCTAGTCCTCGAAGAGCGGGGTTGGAACTCTGGTCTAGCCGGCTACCAGAAAGCGCCTCGTCGTAGAACCCGAGGCCCGCACCCGCACCCTGCTGCAGGAACCCACCAGCACCCGTGCTGCCGTAGAACCCGAGCCCGGCGCCTGCACCTCCCGCAACATTGGCGCCAGACAACGCGTCGTCGTAGTAGCCCAGGCCGGCACCAGCTCCCTGGCCGAGATGTCCTCCGCCGATCGATTGGCCGAAGTAGCCCTGCCCAGGTCCACCCTGTAGTTGCCGACCCGCGGCTTGCTGCGCGCCCATGCCGAGACCGGACATTCCGGTAGACAGCGGCCCGCCGAAGTAGTTCATGCGCGTTCGCGCATTTTCGTTCGCAAGATCGTAGACGTCGAGCGCATGCGGCTGCTGCCCTAGCCAAGGGCTGCCATCCTGCACGCTGCGGGAGTAGCCTGCTGAGGTCGAGTAGCCCTTCGGAAGGTCCGGCCGGTCGGCGAACTGCACCTGATTCCCAGGTTGCCCGACGTTTTCGAACTGCGGACCACCGCCCTGGAACGCCTGCGGAGTGGCGTACCCAGGAGATCCCGGACGATTATAAGGGCTATTGTGTCCGGGACCGAGATTTTGGAAAGCCTCTAGCTGGTACGGATTGTAGCGACCCCGCTGCCCTGACGTCCCACCGTCAAACATTTCAAAAGCCATCTCTCACTCCTACCCGTTGACCAGGATCGCGAAGTCCCGGTCGGTCACCGATGAAGAATTGTGGTTGATTGTAACCGTTTCGTCGCCTGCGCTAGCCCACACCAGTCCAGTGCCAAAAGACAACGCCGCTGAGGCACTCATAGGCGATAGCTGAATGGCACTGTTCACGTTGCACTTCCTCGAAGTGACCGTCGTCGTTGCGGCGCTGGGGACCAGGGTGACCACGAAGTGGTTGTTCCCCTGTCCGTTCTGCAGCCCGTTCACTGCCTGCACCAGCCTGCGAAGGTGCTCCTCTGGCGTACCGAAGTGCGCCTCCGGCACCGTCTTGTACCTGTTGTCCATCAGCGTTCACCGGATGCTTCACCATAGATGTCCAATCCCACCGCCTTGCCCCAGCCGGACTGCAGCCTGACGCGGAATCGATGGTACCGAGCGTCGCTCCTGAACGAGATCGTCCCGTCAGGATCCACCCGCTGGTACGGGCCGAACACAACCTCTTCGTCGATCTTGTCCCTGGAAGAGATCGCGACCTCGGGCGCCCGGCCCTCCACGAGCGGGCGCACTTCGTCCAGCCAGAACATCCGATCGGGTACGCCTTCGAAGTCCCCTGTTTCAATAATTCCCTCGAGTACATCCCCTTCAAACTCCGATGCAAAGAACGTGGTGCTGAACGCGCCCATGCGAGACGCACCGACTCCGCCCGGCCTGTCATCGTACGAGTCAAGGTCTGCTGCTGCATCAACGTCGTCCGGGTCTCCCGGCGTGGCACCAGCATCCATCGACGCCACCTGACCCGAGGCGTTTTCGATCAGACCCTCCATCTCAACGTCCGCGTGAGTGAACTGGTCAAGGCGGTAGTCGTACAGGATCAGCTTGTTCGGCCTGCCGTTCGTGTGACCAGATCCGGGGTACGCGATCCAGATGACCGTGCGGTCTGGGTCGCGCGCGGTCTCCACGCGATGCAGGTAGCCCGTATCCAGGTCTGCCAGGAATGTCTCGCTCACCCTGCTCTTACCGACTGGGTGCGAGGTCGTGTAGTCGAACACGCGGAACCCGTCCTCCGCGATGTAGAACACCTGGCGCTCGTACGGCACGGCAGAGTACGGGATGAACATCCCGTTGCCCTCTTCGACCCGGTTGCGCTCGAACACGTCCGGGGCACCGCGGTAGTCGAGGCGATGTATCGCGCGCTCTTGGAAGATCACGCCAACCTCTGCGCCGCTGACCAGATCCTGCACCCATCCACCATTGCCTTCCAGCGGGAGCCTGTCTGCCTGCACCTGCACCGCAGCGTCGCTGCCGAAGGCTGGCCAGTTGAGCGGGTTGTCTATCGCGCACCACCGAACGGACTCGGGGAGCAGACCGCCCTCCTGGTCAAGCAGGTTTCCCGCCATCAGGAAGTTGCCGATGGTCGCAATGTGCCTGGCCTTCGGGGCAAGCGTGGGTACGTCGGCGAAGAGCGCGCCACTTGTGGACAACGTCCGGTACTGCATGTTCTCGGAGAAAGTAGCCGCGAACACGTTGCCACCGAATCGGGCGAAGCTCCAGCGATCGGATTCACTAAGGCCGTACCCGCCGACCCTAGACACGTCCTGCATGCTCACCCCGCGACTCCTGAGCACCGACGCCTCGCCGACGAACAGAAACGAGTTGCCGTTGTTGTCGAGCCCCGCGAGAGACCCCTTTGGAGTGGAGCCGATCGCAGTAGCACTCGCGATATTGCTGAGCCCGCGCATTGAGTCGTAGCCCCCGGTGATCGGGAACATGTTCTTCGCCTGGACGCAGCCGCCCTTCCCGTTCAAGATGTCGGGCAGATCTGGCGCGTATGCGCCAAAGGGCAATCGCATCAGTTCGCTCTCGATGGGTGGTCATGCACGTGGCTGAACGGCTGGACTTGCGGAGTCTGCAAGTCACCGCGCGCGAGGAGTTGGGCATAGGCCAGGAGCTGTGCCTCGGCCTCGGCCTTGTACTCGTTGGCACTCGCGAAGTTCCGCGCGTACATGAACCCGTGGTAGGCAGCCTTGTAGAGCAGCCAGTCAGGCGCTTGCTCAAGGGTCTGGCTCGTGACCTTCTCGTGATCGGCCTCGGTCATCGCGCCCTTGTAGTACAGGGTGTAGGCGTGGGCATCGCCAGGAGTCGGGTGCATCTCGATCGTCTCGGCGCCAACCCAGGTGAACACGGTTGGGTACGAACTGGAGCTCACCGACTGACGCGCCCGGTGATCCTGCAGTTCGCTGAGTGAAACCTGCTTCAGCATGCGGATCGGATCGGTGTTGATCTGCAGGCCTTCGATACCGGTGATGCCGGCGGGCATCGTGAGCGAGTCGCTCGCGTCGGTCATCGTGCCTGTGATTTGGTAGATCACCTCGCGCAGCTCACGGATACGGCGCACCGCTTCCTTCTCGGCGTAGCCCACCCAGCGCGGGACCCTACTCGAGTACCGTGGCTTCCCGATCAGCTCGACCACATCGGTGAAGAGTTCTGCGTAGTTCGCCGGCATTAGAAAACTCCAGACTTGACCAGCGGACCTCTTCCCGTTCCGGCTCGATTAGACCCGAGCGGGTGTGAGGCCGAGTTGCGCTGGCCGATGAAGTGCTGCTTCACGGGGGCGGTCAGGTACTCACCGTCAGTGACGCCCACCGCTGCGTTGTACTCGCGGCTCGCGATGAGCTGCTTTACCCCCTGCCAGTGGTCGCGGTTGTGGATGTCTACCCCGTGCTTGACCTTCCACATGTGGATGATGCCCACCGGGATCTCTGCAATCTGGAACAGCTCGCCACTCCGGCGCCTGGCCGAGTTGTTCTCGGTCTTCCGGCGTAGCTGGTTGTTGCGGATGATCGCATTGACCGGCTGGCTGTACTGGATGGTGACCTGATTCGAAGTCGGGTCGTGGTGGTACTTGTTGTTCAGGCCACCGACACCGTCGTATTCCCAGGGAGTGCTGCTCATCAGTCGTTCAGCGGTGTGATGGTGATGAGATCCGAGGCGGTTCCGAAATGGGCGATGTGCGTATGCCCAGCCACAACGAATGTCACGTACCCGATTTGCTTCTGCAAGAAGAACCCGTCTGACCCGTCGCCAGCCGAGGATACCGATACGCCAGACTGGCCGAACTTGATCCAAACCCCGGTGGACGCATTGGTAGTCACGGCCACACGCTTCGGAATGGCCGTCGCACCGGGCACGCCGCTGTCCCCGGCGTCCAATGTTGGCAACGCGATAGCCGTGCTGGCTGCCGCAATCGTATCCGTAACCGAATCGCCGCCGACCCACAGATCATCTGGGTGCTGAAAGTGACTCATCGCTATCTCCTTAGATGCCGCCGCCGGCTGCTTGACCCATGGGTTCGATCCAAATTCCGGCGAGGCTGTTGGCCGTGGTTGCCGCTTGCTCGCCGTTGATCTCGATGGTGATTAGATCGCCCTGACGCACGAACACGTCGTGCTGGTTCTCGATTGGCACCGAGAGTCCCATCTCGTCACGCGTGTCTTCGGTGTTCCGGTAGATCGGCGTTCCGGTAGGGGTGCTTCCGTTCACGAGTAGGTCAAACGTCGCCCCGGTGTTTGGGGTCGTGTTAATCGGCTGCGGCCAGTGCGTAACCAAGTTGCGGACCTTGCCGTGACACGGAGCCACGATGGCCTCGAACTCGGTGGTTGGCGTGTGGAAAGCGCGTCCCCCGTAGAACCCGGAGTAGATCCAGCCCGCCGGGATCTCGTTGCTCTCTGGCCTGAGCACGTAGGTGACTGCGGTAAAACCACCTGTTGATGATACGCCGTCCGAACTCAGGGAGATCATGCCGCCAGTCTTGCAGAATAATCTGCTGGTCGGCTTGATGACCGCGTTGGTCGTGGCGGTTGGGAGTACGATGTCGATTGTGCTGTCCGCGTTGTCAGTAAAGATGCTCAATAGCATCTGAGCGTCAGTGGCCGCGAGCGACGCGATGGCTACCTCCGTCAACTCGCAGGCGATCGGTATACATTTTGAGATGGAAGCTGCGGCCGTGTCGATGTCAGTGAAACTTTCACCGTCAAGCCATATCTCGCCAACGGGTCGTGTTGAGAGTGGCCTGAAGATCCAGGCCAGCGTGATGTCGTAGGCGTCGGGGGTGGCGTTCTCGCCATTGCTCTTTAGGTTGACTCGATCCCCGGCTTGCAGGAAAACGCGGCCGTCTGGAGTTGCGAAGCCCTGCGTGGTGGTGGCCGGAAAGTCGATATCAGTCACGGTAGACATCTCGGAACCGTTCACAAGGATGTCCGCGGTATGTGCGTTGGTTGGTGTCGCACTGATGTCGTAGACGACGCCGACCAGTTCGCACGCGAACGGAACTACCCGACTTCGGCTTTGGGCTCCGAGAATATCGAAGGCTACATCGACGCCGCCAGTCGTCACCTTTAGAGCTAGATCGCGCATTACTGTACCCCCAGGCCCGACCAGGGCCCCCGTTCTTACAGGGGCCCTTGCAGGCTAAGCGTTGATTAGCTGAAGGAGAGGTCCGTAACGAGACCCGAAGAGGCTCGGTTATACGCCGCCAGTGTGTACTCAACATTCATGAGACGCTGGTCGGAGTCGCCGCTCTTTGCGAGCGGGATCTCCTTGAACGGTCGCAGGAAGTTCATGCTCCAGTACTGGGTGTCGAGGAGCAGCACGGACTCAACGCGATTGAATCTTGAGGCTACGATTCGGTGCTCACCGAAATCTGAAATATATACCGAAATCGCAGTTGTAAGCCGCTGGTCTTCGCCGATGTCGAAGCGAGTGCTGTTGCCAGCAAAGCCCGAGATCACCCTTTTTTGAAAGGGAGCAGCGATCAAAAGATTTACGTCCCCTCCTGCAGTCCAGCAGGCCTGGATGACACTTTGAACCATGCTCTCTTGCAGAGCGCGAACCGTGCCGTCCGTGGTGGTGGTGGTCGGAGATCCACCGCTGAACGTCGCATCGGCACCATCGCTGGCGCGGTTGGCGTTTGCCCCCGTGATCCAGCACTCGTACGAAGCGAGCGCGCGGCCGGTACCTGCGCCGTCGTCTGTCGGAACGATTCGTGCCTGGTCCTGACAGATCGTGAACTCGCAGTCGCGCTTGAGGCTCTTGGCCAGGCGTGCGAGCTGGTATCCCATTTCGCTTTGCCGGCCTGCGAGGACCACCGCCTGAATAGTGCCAGACAGAGAGAGCTTCTTCTGCGAAATCTGCAGCGTGTTCGAAGGGCGAACCGTTGCGGCCGGGTTGACGTAGGGACCCGTGACGTCCGCCTCGTCGCTGGTGTTGAAGCCGGCCGCGTCGAGACCATCGGTCTGCCACTCGTGCGTGGTTTGATTCGCTGAGCCACGACTGATTGCGCTCATCATGGGACTGTCAGTTGGGTCGATATTGTAAATCACCGGGCCGAGATCTTCCCGCATGCCTTCAACATCGAACGTCTCGTATGTATGGGTGGGGCCGTACGCCATTATTTCATCCCTTCGAAGACAGCCGCTGCACTATCGAGCGAACCGTCATTGCGGAGTTGGTTGAAGGCGTCTGCACGGCTCTTGTTACTGACTTCCGCTTGCGACTGGATCTCACCGCGAGCATGCGGTCGACCAGATGGGGCGGGAAGTTTCGCAGCGCGGGCGGCGCGGAGTACGGCCTTGCCCTTCGTCTGCACGTTTCGTCCGAGTGCACCGTCACGCAAGGCGATGATCTGCTTGCTGTCAGTCAACCCGTTGAGTTCTTTGGGCGTGTACCCGATTGATCGGGCGTAGCCTTCGATCGCCTGCTTGATCACCGGACCCTTTACCGGGTCGTGCCATTCGGGGATCGCAGCGATGAGGAGTCGGTTCTCGCGGTCGGCCTTGCGGTCGGCGTCTTCAGCGCGCTGCCGGGCCTTGTGATCCTTGCCGCGCTGCAGCTCAGCCTCTGCGTTGGCGAGCATTCCCTTGCGCGCTTCGGAGGCCACCATGCGCTGCCGGTAGCCTTCGGGGTCCGTGGCCAGGAGCTGTGCCATCGCGGCGTGGTCCTGGTCGGCGGAAAGCTCAACGCGGATCGCGTTGGTCTGCGAGGCGAGGTGCTCCATCGCAGTATCGAATAGTTCCTGCCGCTGGCCGTCGCGGTGCACGAACTCTGACTCGAGCGACCCGCGTTGCTGCGCGACGATCGCTGCGTCTGGCTGTGCAAGAAATCCGTCGACCGCCTCGGCGAGCGTGAACTCCTGCTCGCCCACCGTGTGGGTCACTGCGCCGAGCATGTCGTCGGCGGATATGTTGCCTTCGAACAGTGCGCGCAGATCTTCGGTTGAGTAGCCGGTCTCTTCTTGCTGAGCTGGTTCTGCCTGCGGCGCCAGGGGATCAGGGACCACAGGCGCTGCCGCGACCGGCTGGGGCACAGCCGGCGCGGGCGCTTGAGGGGCCGGCTGGACGGGGCCGGCAGCACCCTGGCGGGTGTCTTCGAGTTGTTGGAATACGCTGGCGACCGCCGAGGGACTCTGCGGATCGTGTATTGGAGAAGCACCGTATGCGTTGGGATCGACGCCGATGAGTACCTGGCCGTCTGGTCCTAGCAGTGGTGCGCCCATCAACTACTCCAAATTGCGCTGAAAAATGTCGCGCTTCTTCTCTTCGGCGGCAATTGTTCCCTCATCGATCGGATTTCGCAAGCGCTTTTGTAAATCATCTAGGGCATGTTGCTTTGCCCACAGTTGCTCGCGGAGATCGACGTCCCCGGGATTCGACCGAACCCATGCGGTGTAGATGTCGTCGTACAACTCCTCAAGTGCCTTTGTGTATTGAGGATTCTGCAGAAACGTCTGCGCCTGATTGCCTGCATGGATCCGGTTGTCCCGGTCCTGTCGCTCACTCATGTGGCGGGCTGGTCGGGCTGTTTGGCTGCCTTGCGCGCGGTATCCTTCTTGTCGCGCGCGGCCACCTCGTCCTTGCGCACCTCATCGGCCTCTTCCTGGCCGACCTGTGAAGCCTCCTTGGCACCCTGCTCCTGCGCCCACCGGACCATCCGAAACTGGAACATCTGGGGATTCGGTGCCGCTTCGAAGCAGTCCATCACTCCCTGGGCGGTGATCTTCTTCTTGTAGTTCCATCGGACCTTGTCGGACATGTCTATCTCCTGTGCCGCCGGCTGGCGATCGGTTTACTTCTTGCTTCGGGCCTTGGTCTTTCCCGCCGCCATCCGCTTCTCTCCTACGCGGTTTGGTTTCGGCTCACCATCGCGGACTCGATCTGGGCCCGCATCTGCATCTCCACAACTTCCCTCTGGCTGACGATGCGCGCCGCTTCGATCCGTTCCTTCGTGTCCAGTTCCGCGTAGCGGTAGCGCGCCATGTCCTGCTGGCTGGAGGCCTGAACCGCCAGGGCAAGCGTTGCCTGGTTGTCCACGTTTTTATCCTCAAGTGCCCGGCGATCGCTCTCCTTGAACTTGACCTGTTCTACAAAGTCCGGCTGCGGCTCGGGCCATGGCTGATCGCCCGGGTCCGTGAAGAAGTACCCCTCGAGACCGACACCTGACACTTTGACCATCTCCTTCGCCACGTTGTAGATGTTTCGCGGAGTGACCGCGCTGCGGAGTCCGTTCTTGAGCATCTCGCTCTGCATCGCCTGCACCATCGAGAGCTTCTGCATGCGCTGTTCCATGTCGCCAACGCCCATGCCGGCCTCGACTGTGCAGTCCATGTTCCGGTTCCAGCTTCGCGGGTCCGCCTGCGCCCAGGTCCCGTGCAGTCGGTACAGGAAAGGCGCCATCGCGTTTTCGACGATGAGCTGGTAGATCTTGATGCCGAGCGCCTTGACCCCGGTCATTGCAAAAATCTGGTTGATCAGGCTGATGCGGCCCTCGGAGGCGGTCTGCACGTTGCTCACGGCACCCGAGGTCTGGTACTTCATGTCTGCCGCATCGGGTCCCTGCTGCCAGGAACTCACACCGATGCGCTTCTCGCCCACGGACTGCATGAAGTTCAGCATCTCGAAACTCGAATTGGGCAGCGCAGGGGTCTGCAGGGCATCTACGGCACCCGGCTGCGAGATGCGCACAATCCCGCCGGGCTTGTTCTCTACCAGATCCTTCATGTTGACCTGGCCTTCAACCGCAGTGAATCGGCCGTTATTGATCCGGTACATGTTGTCGAGGATCTGCCGGAGCACGGTGGATTCGATTACCTGGATGTCGGCTGCTGAGTCCGCCGGGCACTGGCCCTGGTACTTGTGCGGCATCGGGATCGGGCAGACGCTCACGAACGGGATGCGGGCAACCTCGCGATCGTCGAGGATTGTGGTGCCGGCGTCGCCCACGCACACGATGTTGCGCAGTTCGGCAAAACCGTCGCCGTCCTCGTCGAGCCGGATCCAGATGAAGTTCACCCACAGCTCGCGAGACGCGCCATCGGAGCGGTTGGTGAGATCAGTCGGGAAGGAGTTCTCGTCGTGCAGCCGCTCCATGCGTCCCTGAGAAAACTCGGCGCGGCTGTTGCCGGACGGGAGCGTTGAGACGACATCCGGGTCGTACCCGAGAGAGATCAGTTCGCCCACCGTCATCCGCTTGCGGTAGCCGGAGAACTGGGTGTTGTCGTCGAGTGTGGTCTCGCGCCGCGCCAGGAGCATGTTCTCCGGTGCGATGGAATCGATCACGATGCGCCCGCGCTTCTTCGTGCGCCGGACGGTGACATCGAAGGTCTCGACGGGCTGGCCTGTCATGGGGTCGACCGCAGCCTCTCCTTCGTGCGGCCCGAACTCCACCATCTCAGCGTTAGGGTCCTGGCCCAGCATGCCGAGCGCCTGCTCGCTGACACCGCGGTACGTCTCGCGCGTCGGTTCGAAGACCTCTTCGTAGAAGACCGCGAGGTAGCCGCGCTTCTCCAGCAGCGCGGTCTTGAACATGTCGTAGACTTTTTCGAAGCCGCCACACTCGTTGCGGAAGATATGGTTCACGACATCGCTGGCCTGGGCAGCCATCTGCTCTTCGCCGGGCCGGGTGGGCTGGAAGTCCCAGATGTTCCGCGTGGAACCAAAGGTCGACTTCATAAGCGACGGCATCATCCACTCGACCGCATCTGCGACCGTGGACATCTGCGCCTGGGACTGACCCTCGACTTCGTTGCCGAGTGGCTTGCCGTAGTAGCGGCGCAGGTTGGTGCGACGCTGTTCGTGGATGACCGAGCCGTACGCGCCTAGCGCGTCGTTGATCTCCGACTGAACGGCCTCTTTGATTTCGTCTTGGGTGAGCGGTCGAATGCCGCCGGTCGTCTGCGCTGGTGAGGCTTGCTGCCCTTCATTCTGGGCAAGCAGGATCTGCTGGAGCATCGGGTCCGACGCTTGCTGGTATTCCATTCCGAACGCCACGGCAAATATCCTCGTCTCTGAGGAGGTCGCGTACTGCGGAGGGGGATTCCGGTTGCTTCCCGCTGGGCCTCGTCATCGCGAGGCGCTCTACGAGGAGTTTCGGTTTACCCGGCAGCAGTAGTCGCGTCCCCCTTGTGTATTCCCGGCCGACATGCCAGCGCTCACCGCTGACGCCTTGTTCCAGACGGATGATCGCCGCGCGGTACCGTCGAAGTTTCCACACCACTTGCCAGAACTGGTGCTTCCGCTCCTTGCGCTCTGTCTCGAGTTGCTCCCGGAGGTCGGCCACCTCCTTCTGCAACTGCGACATATCATGGAGGAAGTTGGGCACTTTGGCTAGACCATCGCGATTTTCGGTGCGAGAGACTCGGGAAGGTCGTCACTGTCGTAGCGGAACCCCACCAAGCCCATGGCCCCGGTGCGGAGTGCATCCGCGGGATGGGTGGCCCAGTTTTTGACCGGGACGTTCGAATACAGGTTCTCGTTGTTTGGGCCCACGAGACCTTCGATCCTGGTCTTCCGGTACTGGCCGAGGCCCGCCAGGCCCAGCTCACACTTGACCTCGTCGAACCAGAGGCTCGGAAAGAGAGCTCGTACTGCGGTGATCCCGTCCTCGATCGCGTCCTTGTCGACCAGGGAGAAGTTGATCCCGAGTGATCGGGCGGTTTCTGTCCTCCTCGCGGCGCCGGCCGCAGACCATGCGCGCTGCTTGAGATCGTGGGGGCCGAAGTGGCGCCGGTACGTGTAGGGCTTCTCGTTGAGGACCATCTTCGAGATCTCGTGGATCCCCTCGCCTGTGCGCCATTCGAAGTCGATCACGTTCAGGCGGTTGCCGACCTTCTGCGTGAACCAGATTGCGGTGGGATCGTCGACCCCGATGTCCCAGAAGGTGTCAACCGGGAGATTCGGCTGCCAGGGGACGTCGGTGATCCGGCCCTGCTTGTGCGCGCTGTCCATGTACATGCCGTAGAAGCTGCCTTCGACCGCGGCGTCGTAGTCGACCTCGTACTCGGAGCGAATCTTCTCCTCGCTCATGCCGCTCTCGCGGTCCTCTTCGATCATGAACTCGGGCACGGCCTTGGTGTGGGATGCCGGCAGGGTCTCTTCGAAGTACTGCTTCTTGCCCTGGCGCACGAGCCGCTTGTAGTTCTGGTGCAGCGCGTAGGCGTGATTTCTACCGTCTGGAGTCGTAACGAACACAATCCATCCGCCGTTCTCGGCGAGCATCGGGCGGATAATGTCCCATACCTGGGGACCCTTGAAGAACGCGTACTCGCTAAGGATTACCCCAATTGGTCCCATTCCACGGATTGAATCAGGGTCATCAGCACCCAGAACTTGGTAGATTGAGCCGTTTTGGTACTCGATGAACATGTCGTCATCGCGCTTCTTGGTGACCCACAGGTTCTTCGCTTTGGTCCTGGCGTACTCGGTCTGGTCGGGGATGTAGTCGAGGAACCTCCGGCCGTCCTTCGTGATCCCATTCCAGATGACCCGCCTTCCTTCCTTAAGGGTTGGGAACACGTGGATGTAGGTGCCGACCCGCTGAGCGAGTTTGCACTGCATGACGTTGAAGAACTCAAGATCCTTGCCACCGCGTCGGTGCACCAGTTCGAACATGCGCCGGACGTCGGTTTTCGGGTCGCCTTCGGGCGTGCCGGTGTTGATGAGCGCGTTCCAGCTCGGGAGCTGGTACCAGCGCGGCTGGTAGTTGTAGGGGAGATTAAGCTCCAAACTTCTTGATCCTCACGAGTAACGGGTCCGCGGGCTCATCTTCCGGCTCTGCGACCGGCTCTGCGTCGTCCACGAGGAGCCTCTGCGCCTTGTGGGCCTCGGCGGTGTCCTCGTCGTCTGCCGATGGCGCCATGGCGATGACCGCGGTGCTGATCTCGCCGGCCTCGACGGCCTTGCCGTAATCGGACTCCTTGAAGTTCATGATGTTGATTGTGATGGCGCGATCACCCGCGAGCGGTGTCGTCAACTCGAGCTTCGGCACGCGGCGCCCATAGGCGATGATGTCGTTGAGCGCACCCCGCTGGACCGCGGCCGGCGCGTCGGTGGCCAGTTCGGTCAGTCTCTCGATGGCCGAGGGCATGAATTGCTGCGCATGCTCCCTGAGCTGCTCTTCGTAAAGTTCATCGCTGACATCCGCGCTACTGGCGAGCGGAAGCGGCTTTGGCAGCGTTGCGAGTGCGCCGTCGCTGTCGTTCTTCGATCTCGTGGTCAAATCGCATCTCCCTCCCTGGCGAGACCGCGAGGCCCGGCAGGAGCTCGGTGGCCGAAACAGAGTAACTAAACGCCAGGTTCAGGATCGACTTCACCTGCACGTTTGCCTCCCCCTTCTCGATTTTCCCAATCGTGTCCATAGAGAGTCCGGCGTAGGTCGCCGCCTGGGCCTTCGTCCGGTTCAGCGAGAGACGAATCCGCTTTGCGTTGGTCTTCAATGTCCTTCTTCCTCCCTCGGGCCTTGCGTAGGATTCTCTTCGCCCTCAGCCGGTAGGGCAGCTTCATAATGTCGCGACCGCGGCGATCGGAGAGCCAGGTGGCCATCACGGCCCAGATCACCTGGGGAACCTCTACCTCCCAGGCCGCCGCGATGATCTTCAAGTCGGCGATCTCGCCATCCAAGAACATGGCGGTCGTCTTGTTCCTGCGATCCCACGGTCCAGTGCCTGCTCGCGCCATGACGAGAAACCTAGCCATAGGCAGCTAGACCGCAAGTTCTCGTGGATATTCCACGGGTTGAATGGTATAAAGCGAGCAAGGGAGGGCCCATACATGCCACAGTTTCCGTTTAGTCAAAGGTCGCTAGAGAACCTCGAGTCGTGTCACGAGGATCTGCAATACCTGTTCAAATCGGTCGCCAACGTCTGCGACTGCACGATCCTGATCGGGCACCGCGGCCAGGAGGCCCAAGACGAAGCCTTCAGAACCAAGTTGTCCGAGGTGAAGTGGCCGAACTCGTACCACAACCAGATGCCGAGCTTGGGTGTCGATGTCGCGCCGTACCCGATCGACTGGGCCGACACGAAACGCTTCTACCACTTCGCCGGGATCGTACGGGGCGTCGCAAACAACATGGGCACCGAGATCTGGTGGGGCGGCGATTGGGACGGAGACATGGATCTCAACGACCAGACGTTCATGGATCTCGCGCACTACGAACTGCACAGGTGAACTGGCCGGAGGAGGAGGTGACCCAAAACCTCCGACCAGCTCGATGGCGCCGTGCAAGCGCACGTCGGCTAACTTACCACATGAGGCCGAGGAGGCTCATTGGGTATGATCTCGACGTACAAGACCATCGCGTGTGACAACTGTACTTTACAGTATGACAACAGCCTCTTCCTGTGCACCGCCGAGCCAATACGACGCGCAGCCAAAGCCGAAGGCTGGACACGTGGAAGCCAAACCACCGGAGCGGACCTGGACCTGTGCAGAACATGCTCGACGCCGGCACCCAACCGGACGTACGGGGCAAGACGTTGAACGGAATCTCACGCGCGCTGATCAATAAAGTCAAAAATATGACGCCTGACGAAATCAAGGCCGGCGAGGAGGCCTCAAAAGAGCGCCTTCGTGCGGCCTGCAGCCTCAAATACTTCGAAAAACGGAAAGGAGGCCACTTTGCCAACAAAAACACCGCCGCAGGACGCGATAAATCCGCAAAATGGGTCCCAGTCCGATCGCCCGCGGGTAACAACCCTAAAGTGTAGGGTCTCGAGGGACAAATCGTAATTACCACACGATTAGGTGTGTTATTAGTCTCAAGGATTCCCGAAGGGTTCCTCACCACACTTGACAAGATTTGAAAACTCAAATAACGCTCTCGCGCGCCCGGTGCTCTTTCCAAGACATGGATTCGGGTGCTTCCAATCGAACAGGGGGGGAAAATGAATTTCCTACAGATCGTCGAGCTGGTAATGACCGCACTGAGCGTGATCGGAGGCTTCGCCTGCGTCGCTCCATACACACCAAACTCCTCGGGAAACCGAAAAATCCAGCGCGTACTCAACGGGATCAATCACATCGCACAAAATCGACGCCTCTCCAAAAATCTCTGAACAGACGCAGCCCCGGCAATACGCCTCCAGGGGGCTGCTACATAGGAAGGTCCCAGGTCACCCCCACCCCTGTGGAGACCCGGGGCCTTCCACTCTTTAATCAAAAAAACTGAGATAAAACGAGCATGTGTGTGGAGAGGGGTCCCTAATACGGGGCCCCAATGCGATGGGATCCCTTTTTTTCGGCCCACCCCCCCCCACCGCGCGGGACCCGGGCGCGTCACGCCTGCGCGGTAGCAGCCACGAATCACCGGATCGTCACCGAAGCGGTGGCTGGCCTGCTCTAACCGCGCACGGGCGAGCTGAGCTGGCCTCGCGTCTGATCTCCGCGCGCGCCTGGGCTGGGCCGAGTTGGCCTCGCGCG